ATGGTACTTTTGATTCTTGGTTAGATTTAGTTACTCAAGCTAACTCTGGGAATCCATGTCAAAGTGTAACCCAAGTTATTACAAATAATACAAATGCTATAATAGTTCAAAATACTATTACAGTAATCACAAATATAATGAATGTGTTAGGTGGCGATATGTTACCACAAGCACTTTCATCATCAGGTGTTCCAGTAGCAGAGGCTATTGATAACGCAAATAAAAAGAAGAAAAAGAAAAAGAAAAAGAATAAATCAGGCGAACAAAGTTCTAGCTCTAATAAAGAATCTGAAAGTTCTAATAATGAAGAACGTAGTTCTGATAATAAAAATACTGAGAATAGTAATTCAGAATCTAGTTCGGAACAATCTAATGGCTCTGGTTCTAATGAAACTAGTAGTGAACAAAGTAATACAAATGGAAGTACCACTTCAACAGGAAACGGAAACACTGGAACAAAAACAGAGGATGAATCAAAAGAAGGTGCGGTAGCTATGTCATTGGTTAACTCTATTTCAAATGCAATTGATGGTGGAGATTCAGATAATAAAAACAGAGGCTCCCTAATCGCATCAGGTGATGTTGTAGTTATTGAAAATCAAGATAATTCAAATGGTCGACAAGTAAAAGTAGTAGGTTCTATTACCCATGCTAATACAAAACAAAATAAAATTAAAGGTGCATTATTTACATATACAAGTGTAACAAATGATTTTAGTTTAACTTTCTATAAATCATGGATTAATCCGAATAGAACATTTAATTTAGTAGGTGCAAATACTACAATGACTAATTGGAAAGAAAACCATCTAAATACAACTACAGCGTTAGAATCATTTAAATTCGGTAAAAAGAAATATACTGGTATGATAGGTGCTAACTTTACAATAGGTAAGTTAGGTAAGAGAGAATTACAAAATCTATCGGCTGTTGGTGGTGTTCATAGAAATTTTAGAGTTACTCCAAAGATTACAACATCAGCATTAATATTAGGAGTCTATTCTCCATTTACTCAATACTACGAAGGTCAATGGTGGGATCCTGGTCTACTAATTGTACCATTTAGTTCTTGGGATATCCAAATTACAAAAACATTTAAATATAACATCAGTTTTACAGGAGTGTGGCAATCGGGTGGAAACGCTTTGAACTATCAAGTATTAACTGGTGGTAAAATTAGGTTCTAATTATGAAAAAATTACTAATACTTTTACTATTACCCACATTATTATTAGCACAAAAAGATTGTTATTCTGTTAAGGGAGTAACAACTACAGTTGAAATGGAAGAAATTAGTCAAAGAAGAATTACATTTGGTATTAAACAAATGATGGAAGATATCATCTCAGATAAATATGATTTGTGTATGGATGGAAACCCTGTTGAGGTTATTGTACAATCAATAGAAGCTCCTCAGACGGGAATCCAACTTGGCCCATGGACTAAAGTGAGTAAAAAGACAATAGTTACTTTACTAATCTATATGGATGGAAAGGTAATTGAGGTTGAAGGAAAAGCTAAATCTACGGTAGAAGCTACATTTATAGATTTACAGAATGATGAAATACCATTTGATAAAACAACGTTCGCATCGGCGGTTAAGAAGGCTATCGAAAAGATTCTCAAGTAAAATCAGAACTTTAAATTAATTTGTGTATATTTATATCAGAATACAATAGAGGGGAAACAATGAAAAAATTATTAATTTTACTATTATGTATATTTACATCATATAGTACGATAGCACAAGAAACTAAAAAAGAAAAGAAAGATTCATTCTTAAAAGAATTTTATCAAGACTTCCTAAAGTATGGTACAATATACGCAGCTGGTGATATTAGTAACTCATACGAACCATCTAGAAAAGAATATTTTGTAAGAACCAACGATAATGGTAGTATATACAGTATACCTGTTGTAGTAGATGGAACAGAATATAATCCATTTGATTATAGAATCGGATTTGGTATAAGAAAATTAGCTAGATTTGATTACGAAAGAAAGCCAGGTAACTTTTGGACTGGAAACGCTAATAGAGAAAGACAGATTGCATTATCAGCACCAACATCAGCAGTACAAGGATTCGAATACCTATTCCATTGGGAAAAGGAACGTAACAGAGGTGATGTATGGACTAACAATAGATACTTCCTTAGACATACAGGTAAATACCATATAGCAAAAATCGAAAGTAGAAGTCAAGGTGCATTTGATTTCTCATATCAATCAGCCGAAGTAAGAGCTAGATTACCAATCGGTAAGAAATTCTCATTATCAGCAGGAGCAATGTTCAGAACACACGATAGAGCATATGGGTATAATCCATTCGAAGTATGGGTAAATGAAGAAGATGCAGATGGTAACCCAATAAACCCTTGGTACACATTAGGATATCAAAATGGCTATACTGACCAATTCTATACAGAAACATACACAGACCCAGTAACTGGTGAAGAAGTAGAAAGAACCGATTGGTTTTGGCAAGATGAAGATGGAAACAGAGTTGCTGACAGTGATTTAGAATTTAGAGATGGGGTATTTAGAGATTTAATTAATGATTTCAATAATGAAATGTGGGATGAAATCGGACAATTTGGATTAGTATCTCCAGTTGTAGGATTTGATTTCTATCATTACAAATCTAAGTTTTGGATACACGCATATGGAAACTACATCTTACCTTATCATTCTTATGTAATGGGTGATAGCGACTTCAACTATGGTAATAGAGATAATTGGGGTAAAGGTGGACTAAGAGAAGATTCTGAATTTGAACAATGGGATGATTATCAGTTCGGATTAAATATGGGTTGGAAAGTTGGAAAAAACTTAGGTGTATTCGTAGAAGGTGAATATACTAAAATGTGGGATACTGAATTTTACTACTCCACATTTGGTTTAAATTATACATTTAGATAAGAGGTTAACAATGGCTAAGCAGTTGAGTGAAGATACAAAAGTAACGTTGGATTTAAAAACCATTGGTATGATAGCAGTTGGTATTGCATCTTTAGTTGGAATGTGGTTCGCACTACAATCAGATATTCAGAGAGCTATGGAACTTCCTAAACCTGTAATTGAAAGAGTAGAATACGATTTAAAGGATGAACTCATCCGACAAACTATTATGGATACACAAGATGATGTAGAAATGATTCTTGAGAAGATGGAAAAGATGGAAGAACGTCTTTACGATGTATCACGAAAAAATTAAAATTGGATTGTATGAAAAAAATATTAGTTTTAGTAACGTTAATGGGTTTATTTATTAACTCATATGGACAAGAATATATTACCGATAGTAAGTTTGAGGAAGCCATACATGAGAAATCATCGTTTGGTGATGATGAAACTTCAATAATAGTAATTGAGTTTTGGGCAAAGTTCAACGAAGTAAACTCATTTTCAGATTGGAGTAAGTTAAAGGGAGTTACCCACTACTACAGAGTAGATATCGCTAAAGCACCCATAGCTAAAAAAGACTACAGAGTACGGATGGCACCGACCTTAATCATCTTCAAAGATGGTATAAAAGAAGTTGTATTTAAAGCAGGATTGGATTTAGAATGTCCTGTAGATTTAGATGAACTACAAGAAGCAATAGATGAACTAAAGAAAGCTTCACAATTTTAAAAAAATAATGAGTGAATTAGAAAAGTTCACTATACTTATAACAAACACAAAGGAGTTACGGATATGAAATGGATTTGGAGAAAAATTATGGCATTTGGTAATATATTTAAAGATAATAATGATATCAATGAGAAGAATGTAATAGGATTTATGTCATTTGCAGTAATGACTATATTTGCAGTTGTAGATTTAACAACTGGTTACTTCGGAAAAGACTTAGTAATTAACGAATTCATATATAATTCATTTGTATGGATTACTTTAGGATGTTTCGGCATCGCAGGAATTGAGAAATTCGCAAAGAAGTAACAATTTATTAGAAATCAGATAATGTTTATAGCGGAAGAAAAAATGATATTACTAAAAAGCACCCCATTGATGGCAGGGTTAGGATTGACATCAGTATGTACGTTCATAACAACTTATCTTATGGATTTAACAATGGGGAACTCAGAACAATATATGGCAGTTCTCTTAGTATTAACATTAGATGGTTTCTTTGGTATTCTTGGTGGTATGAAACGAGAAGGATTTAAAACCTACAAAGCTCTTAAAGTACTAAAAAACATATTCGCTTGGGAATTAATCCTAACTGTAATATTATCTATAGAATTAGGATTTGATGGTACTGCATGGTTATCAGAAACAATATTAGCTCCCTTTATGGTATTTCAAATGGTATCAGCTCTCAAAAACGCATCTATGGCGGGATTCATTAAGAACGAACTACTCAACGAAATCTTAGATAGAATTGATTCTCACAAAGGAAAACGCTCCAAATAACCTTTATTCCAAATAATTACATATTTATAATCGTATGAACAATATAAGACAATACGGTTGGAAAGATTGGATTGCAAATCCTCAGAACAAATCTTTATATGAAAAAGATATGAATGAGGGATTACGTCAATTCAAACTTGAAGAACAAAGAAGAAATAAACTAGTCAAAGTGGCTACATTTAATCAAAGAGGATTGTAATGGAACAAATGCAGAAGTTAATGAATCTTCTTGAAAAGAAGTATGGTAATAAGGTTATTACTGATAAGAGTAAAGATAAGATTAGAACAATAGTACGTGAAGAGATAGCAAGGGTCATAGAATCCCTTGAAGAAGTTAATGATTCAGATAACTCGATGGCATCTAAAAAATAGATGTTGATGATTGGGTTAAATGGCACTAAATCTTTCGGAAGAAAATCTAATGTAGTATCTAACATAAGTAGGAATAGTAAACATGCCTTTATATAAAAGAAAAGATATGCCACAGGTCAATACTCAAAAATTGAGTAAGGCTATTGATATGGTCAAATCTAAAGTAAAGGTAACAAAGACTAGGGTACTTGCTACGAAGTTAAAAGAATCTCAAGTAGAACTCATACCTAAAAAAGTAAAGGGTATAGCTGCAAAATATGATAAACCAACAGATATGAAACCTTTAATCGTATCTAAGGATAATTACATAGTAGATGGGCATCATCGATGGGCAGCTGGTATTTACAAATTTGGTAAAGATGTTAAGTTACCAGTCTATATTATACAATTAAATAGAGTTAATGCTATTAAGTTATATAAATCTATAGCTAATTCATTAAATGAAGATATAAATATCCCTATTAATGTGGGAGATACTGTGTTAGGTGGTAAGTTCAAAAACAAAAGAATCGTTGTTAAATCAATCGGTAAGAACGAAAAAGGTGATATCACAATCAACAATAAACCTCTTCTTAAATTCAGAATATTACCTAAAGTAGATGAATCAGTTATCGGAGATAAAATAGAGTGTGATAATTGTGGATGGGAGTGGGAAGTATCCGAAGGTGGTAATGATTTATATATGTGTCATAAATGTGGACATGATAATGAACCCAAAACAGCAGGACTCCCTGTCATCAAAAGAGATGGTGGTGGGAATCTAAATAACAATAATGGTAGTCAATACTCTAAAGTAACTGAAAAGTGGAGTAGTAAATACAAAAAAAGTATTGATTGTAATAATCCAAAAGGATTCTCTCAAAAAGCACATTGTGCTGGTAAAAAGAAAAATGAATCTAAAATGAATGAGGGTTGTTGGAAGGGGTACAAACAAGTAGGTGGTAAGAAAAAGAATGGTAAAATGGTGCCAAACTGTGTTCCTATCAATGAAATTCCAATGGGTGATTTAAAACAAATAGATACATTCGCTGATAAGAAACTCAATCCAGTGGATGTAGTACTTACAGATAAACATTTCTTTGATAGGTTAAATGACCCAAGAAATGATAAAGAGATATCTAAAGCAGAACTAATTGGATTCTTTAAACGATTAGCTAAGAAAAAGAAAACATTCTTAGATTTCTTAGATAAATACAATCAGGTTGTAGCAGTAGATGATAGAACTAACATCAATATACCTTTTATGAAACAAGCTAACAAAGTGATAGCTAAAACTGTGATGAGAAAGAAAGATTTCAAAACTCAAAATCAGAAGGTTGAGATATAAGAAAATAATTAAGGAGAGAATGAAAATGAAAATGAAAAAGAAAATCCTATCAATATGTTTAATTAGTACATTGTTAGTTGGATGTGGTAGTACAAAACCAACTACTGAGGAATGTTGTAAAAATGAAACTGCTATAGAGAAGGTAACGACTAAAGACCCAATTATGAAACTATTAGTTTCAGGTCTTATCATCCTATCAGTTAACTTGCTTGTTACAAAATAATTAATAAATAATTTGGATAATTCAAATATTATTTGTATATTAGAGTATTATGAGAAAAGTAGATTTTATAAATAAAGTGTTTAAAAATGAGATAAAAACTCTAAATGAGGGTGGTAGAATCCTCAGAGTTTTTGATTTCGATGATACTCTTGCTAAATCAACTGCCTTTATATATGTAAAACATAAAGATGGTTCTGAGAGTAAGTTAGACCCAGCTCAATATGCGAAATATAACTCTAAATCAACCGATGTGTTTGATTTTAGAGATTTTAATAAATTATTAAATAACCCAAAGGTAATCCAAAAGAATTTTAAACTTCTACAAAGAATGTTGGATAACCCAAATAAAAAAGTTACAATACTTACCGCTAGAAAATTAGCATTTCCTGTTAGAAAGTTTTTCAAAGATGAATTTGGTATGGATGTTTACGTTGTAGCATTGGGTAGTAACAATCCAAAAGATAAATCTGATTGGATTGAAAAACACATCAAAAAAGGATATACTGATATTGCATTTATGGATGATTCATCTAAAAACATCAGAGCAGTTGATAAACTGAAATCAAAATATCCTGATGTAAGAATAAAAACTCACTTAGTTAGAGAACATATTGATGAAGAAGTTCAGAAATATCTAAATAAACTAATTCACTAATTTTAAAATCATATTTATAACCAATGAACTACGAAAGAGAAGTAATGGAATCTGCTTTTAGAATTCTAAGTAAAAAGAATTTTAAATGGGGGTATGAGTTCGATGACAGAATGAAAAGAGAATTATTAAATCTGTTATTAACTTATTTTACAGATATCGAACAATATGAGAAATGTGCTCATATTCATTCGATGATAAAAGATTTGGAGAATATGAATGAAAATATTAGTAAAACAAATTTCACAGGAAGTGGAATCAGTTAATGGTTGGATAGTCTACGTTATGGATATAAGTGGTAGACCGTTAGCAGCCAAAATATGTGAGTTAGATGACTTGGTATCAACTATAACAAATTTAGAATCAGTTTTTAATATATGAAACTATTTATACTAAACGATGATGTAAACTCATTTGAGCATGTTATACGATGTATTCAGAGATATTTGAATTATCCATATATGCAGGCGTGTTCTATATCAGATATTATTCACAACACTGGGAAGTGTTTGGTAAAGGAATCTGATGATGAGGAACTAATAAAAGGTATTTATAAAGAGTTAGTATCAGAAGGTTTACATTTAAGAATAGAGGGTTAATATGGCAAAGTCAAGAGGTTTAGGTGATTCAATAAAGAAAGTTACATCTGCTACTAAGTTAGATGTACTTGCTGAGAAGATTGCTCATAGTTTGGGGAAAGCAGATTGTGGTTGTTCTAAACGCCAGGATTATCTTAATGCTAAGTTCCCATATCCAAACGCTATTAAACAATCAAAGGGTAAATAATGGATTTAAGAGAATTTTTACAAAAAGAAATAAAAACTA